GTGAGCCTGTACCTGTACCATCTTTGAATTTAAACTTGATTGGATTTAGTTCAGATATAAGATTCATACCATCAGCAGGACCTAATTCATCTTTTAATCTTTCATCAGATAAAAAAGTGTGAAGAATTGCTGAGCCTGTCATATCTATACTTGTAACTCCAACAGGAGTAGTATCTTGTTTTCTGTAGTAATGTATCATTCTATATGAAGATTGGTCGCCTGAATCATTTCTTATAGCCAATGGACCATCATTCCTATCTGTACCTCTAACATGCAACATTGTATTTGCATCATCAAAATCACCTGTATCGTTAATAGTTAATCTGTTTAGATGTGTGAAATCATTTTTAATAAATCCTCTCTCCGTACCCCCTGTATCAAATCTGATAATATCTTCGTCAGAGGATTCCTCACATTGAACTTTAGTATCGCCGTCAGCGTCTGAAATTAACGTAGGTGTGCTACCAGATACAGAGCCAAATGATAAAGCTCCACTACCATTTGTTTGTAAAACTTGGTTAGCACTACCATCTGATGTTGGGAATGTATAAGCTCCATTGAACTGCACTACTTGGCTTTCATTTATACCTATAGCTACGTTAGAGCCTACTGTACTGCCATTTCCGATCAATAAATCATCAGCAGAATCGTCAAGTGCGATATAAAAATCCTGCGCGTTGCCGTCAAATACTATTGAAGTATCTACTGCTGCTCCATCACCTATAACAACTGAATCATCATCTAATGTTAATATTGAGTTTGTACCAACTGTTGAGCCTACACCTACTACTAATTTATCAGCACTATCATCTAACCCAACATAAAAATCTTTCGCGTTGCCATCAAAGACTAGACTTGTGTCTTCTGCTCCTGCATCTCCTATAGTTAAACTAGGCGTAGTGCCATTTATAACTACTGGACTTGCAATAGAAATACTAGAGCCGTCTGCTGACAAACTATCTAAAGCTATATCCCCTACGTTTGTTATGTTTGAATCGTTAAAGCTAGTAGCTCCAAAAGAGTTAGAAGCGGCAGTTGATGTAATACCATTAGCGGCAGTAATACCACCACCATCTGCAATAGTGATGGCATTATCACCATCAGTAAAACCTATATTTGCTGTTTGTACTTCACCGCTTACTAATAAGTCACCACCTACAGAAGCGTCATCTGTAACTGTTAAATCATCACTAACTTTTAAATCTACTGTAGATAAACTTGCAAAAGCGTCATTTACCGCTGCCCCTGAGCCTGCTCCATCTAAATAAACTACCTTAACATCTCCTGGACCAATAGTTACTGTAGATCCAGAACCTTGTTTTATTATGATGTTTTGACTGCCTGATGTTCCATTCTCTATAAAATGTACTCTTTTTAATGTGTTTGGCCCTATTGTTATAGTACAAGCACTATCTAATGTGCCTGTATATTTAATATACATAGCTCTAGCTTCATCTGCAGAGCCATCTGCTACGGTTGATGCGTGTGTATCAGCATTTGTTGTGATTGCTTCTGTGCCAAAACCTAAGCCTTCTCCAACTAATTCTAAATTTGTATTTGTTGATGTCCCCCAAGTTCCAGATTCATCACCTGTTGCTATTTCTTTGAGTCTTAAATTATTTACATACGTTGCCATATTCTATCCTTTTACAAACTTGTCCAGTTTGGTGTTTGTGTAGTTGTTACCTCATTATAGTTTGGAGTTTGGCTTGTATCAACCAAAGACCAAATTAAAACAGAACCTAAGCCTGTCGTTGCTTGTAGCCCACTTACAGAGACATTTGCTTTAGCTATAGTAGAAACAGAGCCTAGTGCACTTGTCGCTGATAGTCCAGAAACCGTCACCCTTTCATTTTCATGAACAACAATAGTGCCTAAAGAGGCTGTAGCTCCTTTTTCAGTTACTGGTACATTAGCTTTACCTATAAAAGATAATGTGCCTAGAGCAGAAGTTGCTCCTTGTTCAGAAACTGGTGTATTTGCAGCGGCTGATTGCCCTGTTGTGCCGAGTGCGGATGTAGCTGATAAGCCAGATACAGAAACTTCTATATCTGCTGGCTGACCCCAAGGGCCTGATCCCCAGCTATCTCTGCCCCAACCTGTATCTATAGACATAGGGTTCTTACCCCTATGCTATCGTTATGATTGCGTTTGCTCCTGCTGTTGGAAAAACTATTGTAAAGTCTCCAGCAGTCGAAGTTTTTGAAGCACCAAAACTAATTGTTGCTACTGATTTGTCTGAGTTTGTATCGTTATAAATTAAACAACCGCTTGCAGTTATTGTTGCTGTTGAAAATGTTAAATTTGCAAAGTCTACAAAAGCTGTAGTACCTGTCGATGAAGGTGCTGCTATACCAGGTGTTAGAGCCGCGCCCCCTGCTGTATAGTTTGTTCCAGTTATTTGACCGGTTAAACTTGTAGCATATGCAGTTGTAGTCGCACCCAAAGAGGCAGTCGCACCTGCATATAAAGCAAGTTTGAATGAATTGCCACCTGATGCAAAATTATGAACTCCTTGTAAAAGTTCTTTTTTAAAACTTGTTGTTAAAGCTGATGATATTGCCATCTAAAGTCTCCTAATTATGTTTGCTAAGTTAGTTTCGCCGCCTTTTATTAATTCTTGTATGACGGTACTTTTATATGATTTTAAAGCATTATTAATATAAATCAAACAAACTTGGTAAATTGCGTCTTTGTAAGCCTCTGCTTGTTGTGCTATATGAGGTTCTTGATTTTTTGAGTAACTAACTATTTTATTTGTTAATTCTCCTGCCCAGAACTCTGGTGAGTGTCCACCATTACTAGATGTTACAACTTTTATTTCACCTAATTTAGGTTCTCCATTTTGATTCATAAACAATATTTATAGTTAAACATAATTAATATTTATTTGGTTCTGGTGGTCCTTTTTTGTGCGAGTCGTATCTATCTAATAAACCACCCTCTTTTTTTGTTTCTGGCATTTCTACCTCGCTGACTTTCTTTACATGTGGATTGCCATGACTGTCTAACCCTATAACCATAGGATCCTCCAGTCTATGATATCCATAAAGTTTATCTTCTGAGGGTATATTTGCATCTAATAAACTAGAACTTTGTGCCACATCTACTTGTATGCCTTTGTCTAAACATTTAGCCAACCAAAACTCTACGCACCCTCTACCAGCCTCTGCATATCCAGGATTAGATTTGTAGGTAAAATCCACGCCAAATAAGGATATTTTTCTAACATCATTCCAATAAGCAAAAGCAACAGCATATGCAACAGTATTGTTTAGATACCAGCTTTGTGTGTCTTGCACTACTTCTGCTACAGGATATTCGACTAGACCAGGACACCTTTCATCTAACTCACATGTGTATATAGGCCCTTTATGCTCCACTAACATTTTTCTCATGCAATCTGTTTGACCGGCAGCGTCTGTTGTGTCCAAAAATCTAGAGGCAGGATCCATCATAAACAACCTATCGTGAAATATAACGCTACCTACTGCATTTATAGCCCAAACTTCATCGAAGTTAACACCATGAGTTTTTGCAATATTGAACTCGTACCAACTATTACCTAAGCCCACTATCGCTACTGCTGAATTTTGTAAGCTTTTAATTGGTTTCTGACGCTTCATACTCACTCTCCCATTCGCGCATTTGTTTTACTATGTTTTCTAATTCTGGATCTTGATCATTTTCAATACATTTTAAAAAATAATCTTTTAATAAATTCCAGGCGTACTTACGTGGTACAAAATTTTTTTTCATAATCTCTCCTTTATTAAGTGACTTGTTTTCTCAACGCGTCAAATCTATATTCGTCTTGTCTGCTTCTAGCCTCTGCTCTATTTTTTAGTCTCTGTATTTCTTGGTTATATCTGCCCTCATAAAGTTGTAATAAGTCAGGCTCACCTTTTAAAAATGTGTATGCCTCTACCAAAGAAGCATATAGTAAGCCATTTCTAGCATTTGTTGAGAGCCATGTGCCAGTTGTGTCTGTGACTAAAGAATTAGGTTTGTAAAGATACGATAGCTCTACACTATAACTGTTGTCTGGTACAGGCGCTAAAATTAAGGTAGAGCCATTATCAGACCCTGTAGATAGTTCTTTGTCATATTGACCATAATAAAGAGGCAGTCCTCTTATGCTAGTATCTGATATGTCCTCTGCGTACTGTTGCATAAAACTTGGATGTTTTTTATCTAGATAATGATAATCGCTGTTTGAATCTATTACAGCCAAACTAAAAGGTAAAATAAAATCACTAGGACAAGTTAAAAATCTGCTACCTGCTGTTACGTTTCCAGAGACATTTTTTCTGAAAAAATCAAACTGAACTTCTTCAAACATTCTTTCTTCAGCATTTTTTATTATGTCATCTAGTGTATTTACAAAAGTAGTTTCTGTTGATTCACAAAAATTTTGAATTAATGTTTTTAATTCTGCTAAAGTCATGATGTAGTAATAGTAACACTTCCTAAACCAGAAGTCGCAGAAAAGCCGTCAAAGTTTGAGCCAATGGTATCAGTATTCGTGAATACTCGGCCAGGAGTATTTTCTTTGTCATTATCAGGACGAGGGTCATATAAAGCTTCTGCATCTGCAACATGTGTAGGTGGTTCTAATTGTGGGTGTTTTTCTTCGTAGCACTCAGGACAAGTTTTGAGGCCATTCCATTCTTTACGAAGTTCTAATAGTTTATACCGAAAACCACATCTATCGCAATGGGCTAAAGCAAATTTACCTACTGCATATGACACTAATAAACTCCTCTAGTGAAAGGTCTTATTTTAAAAGAAGCTCTATCTTCGTCTTGATCAGCAGCGCGTCTGAATTCTTCTTCATAAATCGCTTTGAGCTCAGGTGTTCTTTCAGGTGCTCTTTTAATACTAAGATAGTAAGCAAGTCCAGCAGCAAAACAAGGAAAAAACCTAAAAGGTATATCCATAGTGTTTCTAGCATTATCGGCATCATCTAATCTTGTAAGTTTTGTAAACCTGATTATATCAGTAGAATTTTCAGGTGTGGGATATAAAAATAATTTTGGGTTGTTTTGTTTATCTAAAAAAAACTGAGATGGTCTAGATTGAGTAGCTTTGTTTGGAATATTAAAATATTCAGCTCTTGAAACTCTATCTAACCTTATATCTGTAGTTTCTGTGCCTGTAGTTCTTCGCACAACAACATCCAAAACGTCTATGACATCTGTACCTAAATTATAACTTTCAGTCCCTTGTGTAACTGTTTGCGTCCCTGTATTTATAGTCCATTGGTTTAACCCTCTGTTAGCCCACTCAGCTAACATAATATTAGCAGATCTTATAGCTGATTTAAGATCATACCCAGTTCTAAGCTCTAGTCCACATCTTTCATATGCTTCTTCTATAAACTCTGTTATGTTGGGTTCAAAATTTGTGCTACCAGATACTGCCATTATTCTTCATATAAATTATCAAAGGTTATTGATGGATCTAAATAACTTTCATGCCCCTCTGCTGAATGAGTCCATTGTGACGGTTTAAAGTCTGGAGGACCTTCGCCAGTAACCCAAAGAGCTGGACTTGTTGCTCTTACTCTATTATTAGGCAAAGCAACCAAATTACCTTTCCATTCGCAATCCTCAGTTATATATAATACATGACTTTGTTTGTGTTGTGCAGAGTCATCTGCAATATCAGAATCTGTGTAATCTACAGTAAATAAATATTTAGCCTGATAAAAACCGCCGTCTATCTTAGCTAACCAAGGTGAAGAGCTTACCCTGTCCATAACTACTACTGCATGTTCTCTTGATTCACAATCCCAAGGTTGTGCAATATGATTTTGCATAGGTTTAGGAAAATCTTCCATAGGGATATCAGCTACAATACCTTGTATAGGCATCCTAGCCCACATAGCACCACCATGAACATTAGGTTCGTCATTATCTTCACAATTTGTTTCTTCCCCTGTAAAAACCACTTGGAAACTTAAAGATCTATCTGGAATTGTGTTAACGGCTATAGCTAGAGCATGTATATACTCGTCATGATATTTTTCATGATTATGTGTGAACTCTCTCCGCACCCAACACTTAAAGTGTGGAATGTTGCTAATTAAATATGACACTAACTATTTTAATCTTTGTCTTCTTCTGTTTGCATTACCTGCAATCATACCACCTTTAGACTTCTTCATGACTTTGCCACCTTTAGACTTCTTCATCATCATGCCACCTTTAGACTTCTTCATCATCATGCCACCTTTAGACTTCTTCATCATCATGCCACCTTTAGATTTTTTCATAACTTTTCCACCTTTAGATTTCTTCATGACTGGCATACCACGTTTTTTATTTAAAGGTTTTTCTATTTTAAATACTTTTCTCTTGGGCAGTCCTGGTCTTATAGGTTTTTTAATAGGTATAGGTTGAATACCCACAACAGGTTTCTTAACAGGTTTCCCAACAGGGTTCTTAATAGGTTTCCCAACAGGTTTCTTAACAGGTTTCCCAATTTTGGCAACTTTAGGAGCTTTTGTCCCTGGTTTTGCTTTTTTTAATTGTTTAAATTTTTTTCTCATTTTACTTAACATTTCTACCTCTAACTAATTGTTGTTACTTTTCGCTTGTCAGACATAACTTTACCACATCCTTTTGCAATAAAGCCACCTTTTTTCATTTTGACTTTGTTTTGTTTCGACATAGCTTTTTGTATAGCCATACCTCTGGCTTTTTCATATTCTT